TTAGATAATCTAGTTGTTGCAGAAATAGCATCAGCTGTTGCTTCGTCACCTTCGATAACTTGGTTATCTGTGACTGCTGTTGCCAAACTGTCAGTTTGCCATTCGTGTAGAACTGCAGTTGCTTTTGTTTTAGCTGCAGAACTTAGAAATGGAGTGTCAGTTGGCGAGATGTTATAAATAACATCCGACAGATCTTCACGTTCACCAATGGAATCGTAAGTGTCAAACGTATTTGTTGGTTGTGCCATTGTTTGTTACCTTTTTTGTTGAGATTTAAGATTAATCATATCCATTAAAGCACTTTGAGCTTCACGAAGATGCCCTGTTTTCTTTAATCGACCGATTTTATTTCTTATGCTCTCTCTACCTGAACCAACGCCTGATTTTGCGACACCAGCTTTTACAACTCTAGGAGCATTAGCTACCTTCTTCTGTGCTATAGGTCTTTTATCTTTAACAGATTTGTAACTCATAGCATCTTTAATCACCATTAGAAAACGATGATCAGCAAGACTCCCAATTTCACCATCATTAAATCCATAACCTCTAAGCGTTGTACGCATATTAGTTTTGAATTGATCAGTTTTATTAGGATCGCTGTACTCTGGTATTGTCGCTGCTGCTAATTGTTTTTGTGCGTCAAGGTATTCACTATATTGCTTTTGATATGCATCATTAGCTTTAGACTTCATTCCATCAATCTGTCTTTGTTGTTCACGTAACTGGTAGTCCAGTCGAGCTGCAGATGTGGGATCTTCGTCATAAAGCTTATGAAGATCTTTGCTACCTTGTTGCTGCCTGATAAAAGAATCAGCAGTCGAAATCATATCGTTTAGTTCTGATAAACGAGTATCATAAGTTTGACGCAAACTACCCTTTTCGGATTCGAGATCTTTTTTCTCTAATCCTAAAGTGTGAGTTTTTTGTCTATAATCCGAGTCTCTGGAATAACCTGCTTTCAGCTCATCGAGGGTAACTTCTAACTCTTGACCACTAACTTTAATGCGGTGGAGTTCTGGTTCCTCTGTTTCTGTTTGCGTTTCTTCTTGGATTTCGGTATTTTCAGGAGCAGCTTCTTCTTGAGTTCCTTCAGACTCTGGTTGACTCTCAGTAGAAGTTTCCTCATTGATCTTTTGAGGTTGCTCTGATGGTTCTGCTTTTTTTTCTGGTTCTGATTGTCCTTCTTTAGGATTCAGTAGTCCAGAAATTTTATCAGCAGCACCTTGAACAGTTTGTTCTTGTGCCATTGTAACGTTCCTTTCTTGGTTGACGTATTTTGAGCTCCTGGATAGGTTAGCTCTTATTTAAAAGCTCAAGATCTTTTTGAGCTAGTTTTCCACTTTCCATAATAGTTTGTAAATGACCTTTGATTTTATCTAGCATATTATATGCCATCCAAAGGTATCTACGTTTATTATCGTCAGTAAAACTTGTATTAAATATCTCTTGTTTATATGTTTCTAAGAGATCTTCAAATGCCTGTTTCAGTAGGGGATCGTTTAGAAGAACCTGGGCTCTCTTTCCCTCCCTGACTTGTGTCTCTGTTTTGTCCATCGTTAAAGAATTGTTGTTGTCCTTTTACTATTTCTTGCATTAAATCACCAGATTTATTTAGATCTGTTTGTTCTAACATACTTCTACGTTTAAGTTCAAGCTCGTCTATCTTAGATCCATATTTCAATTCTAATTCTTTAATCTTAATTTCGAAGTCAAGCAGCTGTTGTCTCATTCTGCCTTCAATTTCTTTTAGTGTTACATTCGCATTTAATTGTGCACGTTGGTTTTCACCTTGTACTTGTGCTAATGTAACTTTTTCAAATTCAGTTGGTGGTTTAGGTGGCAACTGAGGCATTTGAGCTGCACCTACGTCAGGATCCATGAAATATGGTTCTATTCCATTTAAGCCTGCGTTCTCTATTAGTTTCTTTAAACTATTATATACATTCCTAAGATTAACCATTGGACCAAATACATTTTGTTGTAAGTTTATTGCTTGCATTTGTCGTTCCAATATAGCGTTCATAAGAATGAGTTGTTGTTCTTTTGATCCTGTTCCTAATCCTACCTGGACAGTAACATTAACTCTATCTTTCCATTCGTAAGGTCTCATAGGAATATACTTGCCTCTGATTCTTACGATCTTTTCTTTTTGTTGGTACTTGCATACCAGTTCAAATATTTTTAAAGCTAGATCCTTAACACCTGTTTCAGCAAAGATTCTGGCGATTAACTCCATTCTCATTTGTGATTGTGTCAGAATTTGGTTTTGACCAGTCGCTGTTTTATTTAAGGTATTTGAATCTAGCCCTTGTGATTGTCTTGTTACTCCTGTTCGTGTTTCTTTAACAGAATCAAGATAACTTAACATTCCACTTGCTTGTTCAGTAATCGGTTGTGCGGGAAGAGGCATCATAACATTCGATGGTGGTTGTTTCGTTCTAACAATTCCACCTGGTCTATTAGTTAAAAGGTCATCCATCGCTACTTGTCCGTCTTGAACAGCAACTCTGTTATTGTTTGTTAGATACATGTTATCTAACATTTGTCTCATAACAGTCGATTTAATTAATTGAATATCTTCTACGAGTTCAGATACAGATCTACCATGAAATCTATGTGGCATGATCACAGGTGTCATTGAAATAAATGGAATGTTATCTACTTCTTCCATGTCAATCATCTTACCTGTTCCAGATCCTGCAGTTGTTATTTTTAATAACTCTGCTTTGCCATCTTCGTTAACATCCATTTTGACGTAGCATTCATAGACTAAAACATCATTGGTACTTTTATCACCTTCATTAGATCCGTGTGAAAAATCTACGTTCTGGTGTCGTACAAATTTATCTTCTGTAAAAAAGTCGGTATCACCCGTAGGTAATCCTTCAACAAGATCTTTATCATAGCCCATCTCAACAAGTTCTGTTTTTGTTTTGTTGGTTCTATGACATACAAAGCTTGCAGAATTGATATCTTTACTTCGTCTTGAAATTAAGAATTCTTCTGGAGGAACTGGTTCAATTTTGACCTGTCCGTACAATCTTGTTCTATGAATGACTACATCATGGAGAAGTACTTTATCTAATTCTTTTCCCTGATCGTCTGTAATCGGTTCTTCGTATTCGGAATGATTTTTAACTTTAACTTGTGGATCTGAAACAAGATCATTAAATTCATCATCTGTTAATCTTGTATATTCTTCTCTCTCAGTTTTCTGAGAATCATCCCAATAAACTTTTAGGATTCCATTCTTCTGAATCAAAGCATCTTTAAATGCTGAGTAAAGTGCAAGGAATCCATTGTTCTCTTTATAAAAAATATAATTAAGGTAGTCAGAACATTGACGTGCCATTTCATCGTCTTCTGGTCCAGTACCTTCACAATTAAATACATTATCGCCTGAAGTAAAAATTCTCATTAAGGAAGGCATGAGACTTTCTACTGTATCAAGTACATCATTGGATACTACCTGAGAACGACCTTCTTGTTCGTTCCCTAAAGGCATACCTAAATAATACTCTAATGATTTTTTTCTTCGAGCTACTAATTCCCCACCAATAAAACCTGATGCGTTATGTATCTCTCTGCTTAAAACTGCTAATATATCTTTTTCTGATTTCATACTATGTATTTCGTATCTACTTCAATTGGTTTTTCCCATTCACTTGTATCAATGGGATCATGCACAGCTCCGTATCTTAATGCGTCTGCTGCGTGTGAACACCAATCATGAAGAGGTTTGTTTTTAAATACCTGGTTCTTATCATCCCATTGTTTCCGATATTGTCTGACAGCATCTAAACCTAATTTACATTTAACTCTATCGAAGTAACAATTCGGTAACATATTTCTCACAGATTCTATTCCGTGATCAATTTCTAATTTAGGAGCTACTTCAAAATCTATTCCTAATTCATTGGAAACTTCCAATCTAGATTTTCCTGTTCCTAATTCTCTTGCCTGAATATCATGAGGAGCTATATGACGTTCATAAGCATAACCTTTTTCTTCAAGTTTATCAGCGTAATGTGCTAAAGATTCTCCTGAAGTTTCGTAATAATCTATAAGGTGTATTTCCTGTCCCACTCGTTGAGCAAACCAAATTGCTGTTGAGTCACCTATACCTAAATCCCACCACGTTTCTACACCTACGTTTGTATCCACAGGCACGGATCCGATTCTTCCATCATTGTCGGCTTTCGTTATTAATCTTCCGTAATAACTTCCTGAGACCGCTGCAGTAAATGAACATTCGAACTCTTGTTCAAATTGTTCATCGGTCATTATGGAACGTGCCTGTGCCAGTTCCTCAACTGGAATCACCTTGGTATCTGATGCTCTATACATCTTACCCATCCAGTCTTTATGACCTCGTTGGGCGTAATCATAGACTTCCCAGAATTGATTATGTCCCATTGGTGTTCCGATAAACATTACCCAGCCCATTTTGTCAGAAATAGCTGGTCTAATAATCTCAGTCCATACCCTCGGTGACATAATTGCATATTCATCCAAGACAACTCCGTCAAATCCCATTCCACGGATACTGTCAGGATGATCTGCACCAAATATTTGAATTCGACTTCCGTTAAATAAATCTATTCTTAATTCAGTCTCGTTCCTACTGCCTCCTAAATACATAAGAGGTTTTGTGTAAAATTTTAAATACTCCCAGGCTATAGATTTACCTTGTCTATACGTTGGAGCTATGAATGCACATAATGATCTGGGTTTGTTTGCTGCAGTCTTGATCATTTCGTTAACTGCTAAAACTGTTTTACCAAATCGTCTATGACAAACTAATACGTTGAATCTTTTTTTATTATCGTGAACTTCTCTTTGATATTCCCTAGGTTTATAAGGAATACTTATTGTTCTAACTTTTTTGCCACTCGACTTTGATTGCAATTGGCTCATCGGATCCTATTCGTGAAGTTGAAGATGCTAGTCTTGGATGAACATAAGGTGCAGCCTTTTCAGCGGCATACATTTTACGTTCAGGGGAAGACATAGGATTATTTAACACAGCCAAAAGATAATCTAAAGGAGAATGTTGGTACTTAATTGACATTTCCTCCATAGACTTCCATTGTGAAGGCTTACTTTTGGATCCGAAAGGTCTTCCTGCACCTTCTCGTTTGCCTCCACGATTTGGAATCTTTTCTTCAGACTTATCTGAATGAAGTCCACTCTCGTTTTCGTATGTTTTTTGTTCCGCTTCAGTCATTATAAGTACCATCTTGTTCTTCCGAACTTATCTCGCTTATGCCATTGTTTGGTTGCTGATCTTGCTGCCATTCTTTCGCCTTTTTTGACAACGTGTTTAGCTCCATAATAAGCGGCAGTAGCTGCTAAACCTGTTCCAGGGAATCTTAAAGCTAATTTGGCTGCACCTCTAGCGGCTCTACCTACACCTCTTACTATTTTAGTAGTAGGTCTGACATATCTTTTATAATGTCTCGCAAGTTTACCACCAGCTTTGATAGCTTTAGGTTTAACTGAGGTTGTATAAAATTTTTGGGTTTTTATTTTAGTTTTTTTTATAAACTGTTGGCTTTTTCCAAAAATATCTCCCTTTGGTTTTTTAGTTGCCATTATCTTTTTCTCCTTTTTGCCATTTTCTTAAATGTTTTTGCTAGGTTATATCTCCGTGTACCTGGTCTACAAGTAGGTCCACCAAACTTAACACCCGTGCAGACACCTTTTGTGCCTCTACGTTTAATGGACCTATTGGCTTTTTGTATCCAGCGTTTCTTCGCCATCGTTAGCTATATCTAACTTTTTTCTTTTTCTTTTTTGCGTATGCTTTAGCCTTTTTCTTACCAGCTTTAGTATATGCAAACTTCTTTTTTCCTACTTGTGGCATAGTACCTCCTATTAGACAAACCCTTTTCTTTTAAGTTCCTTATATCTTGGATCGGATTTTTTTAATTTTCCTAAATTATCACTTTTAGCAGCAGAATACAAACCAATGCCACTTAGTCCAACAGCTCCAGCAGTATATTTGCCTGTATGTTTAGTCAAATGTTTCCCTACTTTAGAACTATATTTAGTTAATGGTCCTTTTAATTCTTTAATAGCTTTTACAGCACTTGTGTAATGTTTTTTCGCAAATGCTTTACTTGCTACAAATGTTGCTTTTCCTATCATCTTAATAATCCTCTTACTGCAGCATCTCTTGTTGTCGGCATAGGCATACGACCTCCTGGTCTTTGTCCCATAGCCGCTTGTTGCTGGGATATTGGCTGCTGCTGTTGCAATAACCCCTGTTGTCTCGCCTGTTCAGGCATAATTTTAGCTCTAATAATTAAAGCCAATTGTTGTCCTTCTTCAGGAGTCAATCTGATAATTTTATCTGCTAGTTTTTCTAGTGTTCGTTTAGCCATTATAATACTGTATCATAATCCTTTAGCTTAGCCTTAGCTAAGAACTTAGGATTCTTGAAACCTTTTTTAAGTTTTATTTGTTTAGCTCTACGCTTTAGCATCATATCTTTTGTGATCCTAAATAACGGAGTTCCATAGCCTAATGGATATTTTCCAAATGCCATTATACTGTCGCTACGAATATTTCCAAATCGCAAGCGGCTGTATCTGCTAACGCAGTTATATTCACTAGGTCCCCCAGGGATACAGTTAAACCTGTCCCATCTATACCATCCATCGTATCTACAACTCCTCCCGATAGATCGCCATTATAGATATAGGATTGTCCTTTATCCAGTTTCACAGCGAACTCGTCATCGTTTTCGTTTTTAAATGTTAGGGTTACGTGGTTGGTATCGTCTAGATTCGTTATACGAATGTAACGTACATCGCCTTCTATGAATGTGCCTGAAGCGTTGGCTGTACTCATCGCTACAACTTCAATCTCTGAAGTCGGTACAGTTACGATCCGCTTGTTCACTTCGTTCACACTCGCAATCGTAAGGGTATTTTTGGACCCCTGGTCGTACCCGTTTAGCGAAACCGCCTCGGTTAGGGTAACAGTCAATGTTGCTGCTGTCAATGTTGTTGTCATTTATTTTCCTTGTCCTCTGTTTCTCCGTTTACGTTTGGGGACACGTTTGCTTACGCTTTTGGCGTGCCTTCCTGGTCGTTTTTTTCTAGTCTTCTTCTTGTAGTTAGAAAACCCATACTTGGGTAACGCCATTACGCTTTAGGATTGTCCTTGCCTGGTAAAAAGTCCCAAATCGCTGCACCTGCACCGCCAGCTGCGTACAGCTTCTTGTGTTTTCTCAGATGTTTGTAGGATTGAGCATAGCCATAGCGGAATTTCTTTCTTCCTTCTGTGCCTATACCA